GTGAATTAGATGTCAGCATAGAAGAAGCTCAAGACTTTTGCGACGAGTTATTAGAGACACTGACAGATAAAGGCAAGACAATAGATATATCCCTGGAATATCCGAATATATTAAAAACAAAGCACTGATGAACTGTTGGCATTGTGGAGATGAATTAATCTGGGGCGGTGATCACGATATGGATGACGAGAGTGGTGAATTTGATATGGTAACAAACCTTTCTTGTCCTAACTGCAACGCATACGTCCTAGTTTATATGCCCAAAGAAGATGAGTGAGCTAAAGATTCAGATCACTGCCGATTTTGAGCCATTCCTAGAGCAAAAGAGGTACAAGGTTGCTTATGGTGGACGTGGATCGGGTAAATCCTGGTCAATTGCGCAGCTGCTGATCACTCAAGCTTATAAAGAAAAAACCAGGATCCTATGTGCCAGGGAAATTCAAAAGTCAATTAATGACTCAGTGATCCAGCTACTGGCTGATACGATCGAGCGAATGAAGTTGGAGAACTTTTTTGAGGTACAAAAGACTCAGATCTTGGGCCGCAATGGATCAAGATTCATATTTGAGGGCCTGCAGGCAAACATCACCAAGATCAAATCAATGGAAGGCATTAATCGAGTATGGATCGAGGAAGCCGAGAAGGTATCAACTAAGTCCTGGACAACATTAATTCCAACGATCAGAACACCAAACTCTGAGATCTGGGTGAGTTTCAATCCATCTGATGAACTAGATCCAACATATCAAATGTTTGTGCTTAATCCGCCGCCGGATACTTATAGAGTAAAAGTCAATTGGTCGGATAATCCCTGGTTTCCAGAAGTCCTGGACAAAGAACGACGCCACCTGGAGAAATTAGACAAAGATCTTTACAATCATATTTGGGAAGGCGACTGCCTGGTTAATCAAAAAGGTGCTTATTATGCTAAACAGATCGAGCAGGCTCGTTTAGATGATCGGATCGGGAGAGTTGCTATTGATCCAGTATTGCCAGTTCATACATTCTGGGATCTTGGTATTGCTGATGCTACTGCTATCTGGGTAGTACAAAGAGCTGGAACTGAGATCAGAGTCATTGGTTACTATGAAAACTCTGGAGAAGGCTTGCAGCATTACATCAACTGGCTGCATGAATTTAGAGACAAACACATGGTAACTTTTGGTGATCATTTTGCACCTCATGATATTAGAGTGCGAGAGCTTACCACTGGAAAATCTCGTAAAGATCAAGCCAGGCAAATGGGGATCAGCTTCCAGATCACACCAAATATTCCGGTGATGGATGGCATAGAAGCAGGACGTCGCATTCTTGGGCGTTGTTGGTTCGACGAAAAGAGATGTGCTGATGGTTTGCGTGCCTTGAGCTACTATCGCTGCGAATATGATGAAGATAAAAGAATATTCAAAGATCGGCCGCTGCATGACTGGTCATCTCATGGTGCTGATGCTTTCAGATATTTTGCTGTAGCCTGGAGAGATAAAAAGTCAGAAGGCATGGAAAGGCCAGTACAGATGGCTAATGATTGGAGTGTGTTCTAATGTGGCTCAAGCACGATACATTAATCGATACCTGGGATATAAGCTGCACAGATTGGTTTGTTGTGTTCGAGCATGGTGATATGAAGTATTGGTGGACAAAATATCTACAAGGCGGATTTAGACATTGCTGGGCCTTTCGCTGGGATGGATATAACTGGATTGCTTATCGTCCGAACCTGGGCTATACAGACATTGAGATCTTGCCCTGGGGGAAATTAGAGGATATAGAATTTATCCACAAAGATATTATCTGTAGTGCTATAATTCGCCACAAAGCGTGGCGTAAAACATCCAGGCTTCGCGCTCCCTTCCCAACTGCATTTACATGTGTAGAGCAAGTAAAGGCATTATTAGGGATCCGCAAATGGTACATGTTTACAGCTTATCAATTGTTTAACTATTTAAGGAAGAAAAATGGGTAGATCAAAGACTCCACCAAAATCAGCAGCTCAGATCAAAGCTGAAAAAAGACAAGAAGAAGAAATGGAAAGGCTTGACCATCAAGAAAAAGCAATGAAGCTTGCAAAGAAAAGAAAAAGAAGAGGAAGGGCTTCTTTGATCTCTGAGGATAACGACGAACGCGGAATAGTTCGTAGGAGTTTCGGATAATGGGTACTTCAACAGCAAGCGGAAGTAGCGGATCTTCAGAACAGAGATGGGGCAAGGGAACAACAGTTGACCGTCATTATAATCGGAATAAAGTTAAAGCTGATCCGCACTATATTCCCAAAGGTAATAACTTCTCTACTAAATATGAAGAAGGAAAGCCATTGCCAGCAGGTGATAAGAACTCTGGCTCCTATTGGCAAAACCTAGTCTCAACTGACGGGGGAAAAACCCTACATACTCAAAAGGCAGCACGATTAGCTAAAGAGCATGGATATAACTCACCAGCTTATACATTAGATCATTTACATGAAAGGCAAAAGGCAGGCATAAGTGATTTAGATCCAGCAGGATTTAATCCTAATTTTTATAAGGGCAGCTCCTGGAAAGGCAAGAAAGGCAAAACCCATACTATTCCATCTGATCAAGACACAATAAAAGCAATACCAGATCTATTAGGAAAGTTTGCTCCTGGATCTTTATTGTCAGAAAACAAGAGAAGGCGCGCTATATCTGGCAAGGTTTGGGGATCTCCAAAATTTAAAGACAAGCGGTTTTTTATGGCGTCACGCAATCCAAACAAAAAAACAAGCAATACCTCTTTAAAAAGCAATAATCAAAGACGCTCCCTATTAGGATAATTATATGGATTATAAGATACCACCAAAGCTAGGAACTATCGAGCAGCTGATTCAAAGATTTGAAGCTGCTAAAGCAAGAAAGGCTCCCTGGCTTTCGCATTTAAAAGAGTGTTATGAATACTCAATGCCACAAAGAGATAATTTTGCTAATCAAGCAAAAGGATCTAAAAAGAATACAGCGATATTTGATTCAACTGCTGTTAATGGCGTGCAAAAATATGCCTCCAGGCTGCAAGCCACTTTAGTTCCACCATGGAGAAAATGGTCAATTCTGACTCCAGGATCAGAAATTAATGATCATGAAAAAGATGGCATCCAGGCGCAATTAGATAAAGTCACTGATATTATTTTTGATCATATCAATCACTCTAATTTTTCTACCCAGTGTCATGAAGCCTTCTTGGATCTGGCTGTATCAACTGGAGCAATGACAATAAAGAAATCATCTAAGCCAGGATCATCTATGTTGGAGTTTGATTCTGTTCCATTAGCTGAGGTTTATCCAGAAGAGGGGCCTAACTCTACAATTGAGACTGTTTGGCGTGAACATCAAATACCAGCTAGGCATATCACAAGACTCTGGCCAGGAGCTAATATATCGACTACCCTACAAAAACAGCAAACTGATAAACCAGATCTGAAAGTTGAAATAATTGAAGGCACTGTCTATGAACCAGACTCTGGTCTTTATTACATTTGTGTGATCGAGAAAAAAGAAAAGCATATTTGTTTTACTGAAGAGTATGAAGTCTCTCCTTGGATCGTATTTAGAGAGATGGTCTGTCCTGGTGAGGTAATGGGCCGTGGTCGGGTAATGCAGATCTTGCCAGATATTAAAGTAGCAAACAAAGTAACAGAATATTCTTTGCGTAATGCAGCCCTGGCTATTGCTGGTATCTATACTGCCCAGGATGATGGAGTAATTAATCCATACACAATGCAGATCGCGCCAGGTATGGTTATTCCAGTTGGATCTAATGATCATACTAATCCAACACTAAGGCCACTTGATCGTGCCGGAGACTTCCAGGTATCTGAATTAGTATTATCAGATCTAAGAGAAAGAATAAACAAAGCATTATTTGCAGATCCGTATGGAAATACTGAAGCTCCAGTTAAGTCAGCAACTGAAATGTCTTTAAGATCTCAAGAATTATTAATGGATGCAGGATCAGCTTTTTCAAGATTGCAATCTGAGTTCATAGAAAAGATCATTAAGTCAGCTGTATATATTTTAAGAGAAGCTGGAAAGATCCCAGATATTGCTGTTGATGGCAAAGAAGTAACAATTAAACATACTTCACCTTTAGCCAGGGCGCAGGATCAAGAAGATCTAGTAGCAATGCAGCAATTCATGCAGATGGGCGCAGGGTTCGGCCCAGAAGCTTTTGCATTAGGAACTAAGATTGAGGATGCAGTTAGTTGGATCGGCCAAAAACTTGGCATAGATCAAAAGCTATTACGAACTGAAGATGAAAGAAAACAAATGCAGGAGCAAGCAGCTCAAGCTATGCAACAACAACAACAACAAGAACAATTAGCTAATGGCCAATAATTGGGAAGCTTTAGATATAGAAGGCGATCAAGTTAAGAAAGCCAAAGCTAATAGTGCAAGAAAAGCTCGCGAGATCGCTGGGCATTTTCAAAGGTGCTTTAGTACAGACGATGGTTTATATGTAATTAAAAGATTAAAAGAAATTACTTTAGATCGTCCGGTATTAAATGCAAATTCAACACAGTTTGGGGCTGGGATGAGAGAAGGACAGAATGCAATCGTTCGTCAGATCTTAGATCAGATCTCTATAGCTGAAAAATAAGTGAGGGTTAAACATGAGCATGGAAGAAGAAACTTTAATCGAAGAAGCGCCAGTAACAGAAGAAGTAGTCGAAGAGAGAACTGATGACGAAATAACTTTTGAAAAACCAGAGTGGCTGAAAGAAAAATACAACACAGTAGAGGATCAAGCAAAAGCCTATGGGGAATTAGAAAAGAAATTCGGTGGCTTTATTGGAGCGCCGGAAGAAGATTACGAGCTTACCGTTCCAGAAGGTATTAATGGTGAATTTGATATGGAGGATCCTCGGATCGGTTGGTTCCAGGAAGTAGCTAAAAATTCCAATATGAGTCAAGAAACATTTACTCAAATGTTACATGGCTGGGTGCAGCAAGAAACCCAAGGAATGGAGGGAGCTAGAGAGGCAGAGATAGAGGCCCTGGGAACAAATGCCCAGAACAGATTAAAAGATCTTGGTGATTGGGGAGCTGCAAATTTAAAGCCAGAAGAATATGAAGGATTTAAGATGTTGGCCTCAACTGCAGCTGGTGTTCAAACATTAGAAGCTCTAGTAGCAAAAACACAAAAGAATGGTATTGCTAATGTTTCTTCGGTGGCACAAAAAGGAATTAATGAAGAAATGCTAAAAGAAAGAATAGCAGATCCGCGCTACCAAGAGTCAGTAGCATTTAGAAAGGAGACAGAGAAAATGTTTAACGAGTTTTACAACTAATGTTAAATCTGTTGATGGAGGTGCTGCCGATTTTTGGTGGATACCTATTGAAAATTGTTGCCCTCCAGAGACAATCCAAAGCTGATGAACAAAAGCTGCTGATTCAAGCATTAGCAGCCAATGAGTCAGCTGTCAAAGCAGCCAGGGATCAATCAAATACTGAGAGTCCTATGGCAGCTCTAAATCGAAGAGTAATAATTTTTGTGATCCTTTCCCTTATTGTCGTATATGTGGCAGCTCCTTTAGTAATCGATATTGAAACGGTTATCCCAGTCGTTAAAAAAGGTATCTCATGGTTTGGGATTCAGCTCAGTAGAGACGAAGTAGAATTTCATGTCGTTCGCGGATTAGTCAATTATGAACAAGTCTGGAAATTTGCGTCATTAATAATATATTTTTATTTTGGCTCCTCCTTGGCTAGAGGCCGCTAATGATTAAAAAAATTAATAAAGTAATAGAATTTGAAAGATTTAAAGCTCCATTTTCTCCACTCAAAGCATTTGTATTGGGTTGGGCGTTTGGATTTTCCTTTTATTTGGTTCACATGTATCTATGAAGTTTAGACTCGTTTGGTGCAAAAGTGGATACCGTAAAAGGCTATACACAATAACGGCGGGTGAAGAGATTAGTATTAAAGAATTAGCTGAAATAACTGGACTTTCATTAAATGCTGCAAGGATTCGTTTAAATGAATGCACTAAAAGAGAAGATCTTTTTAGAGAGCCGAAAGTCCAAAAAACTGGAAGGCATTACGAAGAAGTTGAAAAAAATAAACTTGATAACGATCCAATGTTTTGTTTAGCGCTGAGGTATATATGAGAACACTAAGATTTGAATGTACTTATGAAGAATTTTTAGATATAAAAGGTAGAAGAGACTCTGCAGACAATAAAAAGTTATGGCTCGACACAGTAGCATTTGTCAACAAAGAACATCACGATATGATCAAAGATGATCTCAATGACTCGATTGCACAGCTTGCAGATGAAATAACCATTTAATATGACACAATTTGTAGTGTTATGATAAAATACTTATCAACCCAGCATAATGGACACCCTTTTTTATTAAAGGCCCATACCAGCTAGGACTATCGGCCCGATTGCGGATACCCGAACAAAGGTATGAAAATTTAATTATATAGGAGGACATTATGTCTGCTTCACTATCAGCTGCTGCTCAGCAGCTATTCGACTCAGAGGTGAAACACGCGTTTCAATCATCTGGTCAATTACGCGGCACCGTAACTACAAGAAACAATGTTGTCGGTGATATTTATAAATTTAGAAAAATGGGTAAAGGCCTTGCAAATCAGAAATCTACTTCTGCGGACGTTGTTGCAATGGGCGTCTCTCATTCATTGATCTCTGCTACCCTGGCAAACTGGAATGCGCCAGAGTACACAGACATCTTTGATTCAAAAGAAGTAAACTTTGATGAAAAGACTGAACTTCAGCAAACTATTGCTGGAGCTTTAGGTCGTCGTCTTGATCAAATCATCTTAGACGCTATGGACGCAGCTACTGCTGGAACTACAATCGCTCATGGATCTACTGGTTTGACTTTGGCTAAGTTAATAACAACTTCAAAATCTTTGACGGATAAAGGAGTTCCATCTGGTAATCGTCATATAGCTGTTTCAGCAGATGGCCTTGAAGATCTGTTAAATAACACCACTGTAACAAGTGCTGATTATAACAATGTTCGTGCTTTAACTACTGGCGATATAAACACTTTCATGGGCTTCAAATTCCATGTTATTGAGACTCGTTCAGAAGGCGGCTTAGATCTAGCATCTAGTGTTCGTGAAGGTTTCGCTTGGCATGATTCAGCTATCGGTTTAGCTATCGGTCTTGATGTTACAGCTAAAGTTGATTGGGTTCCTCAGAAAACTTCATGGTTAGCTAATGGCTTAATGAAGGCTGGCGCTTGTGTTCGTGATACTGACGGACTTGTATCTCTAAGCTGGCAAGAGTAATTTTTTAACAACTTAGGATAAAGCAAAGTTGAAACTAAAGTGGCAGTGGCTTGAAAGAGTAGCTGCCATTTTTTTAAGGAAACATAATGGCAACTAATATAGAGATCTGTTCAAACGCATTAGTAATGGTAGGGCATGGATCGATAGCATCCTTTACTGAAGGTGGGGCCGGAGCTAATACAGCTTCTGCACTTTATGAAACAACCTATGAGTCATTACTGAGTCAATATCGTTGGCATTTTGCTAGTGCTAAAGCTACTTTAAGCAGACTAACAGCTGCTCCTCTAAACGAATTCACATACGCTTACCAATTACCGGCTAACTATATATCCAGTACCGGTATTCATCCGCGTGTAGATTATGAGATCTACGAAGATAAACTTTATTGTAATGAAACAACAATAGATCTGGATTATGTATTTAAACCAGATGAGTCGAAACTACCTGGATATTTTCAAAGAGCATTAGAATTTAATCTGGCTGCTGTATTTGCTATTCCAGTAACCGATAATTCAACAAAGGCAGAAGAATATCGCAAGATGTTTGAAGATCAATTAAAACGAGCCAGATATGTTGATTCACAATCTAGGCCAGTTGATGCGATAGTTGACTCTCCATTTATTAGTGTTAGATATTAATGCCAAGAATATTATCACTTCAAACTAATTTTAACTCTGGAGTTCTGGATCCTCGACTTGCAGCTCGAACAGATCTAAAGCATTTTTACCAGGGAGCTTCTGAAGCTCTTAATGTTCAGTCACTTCCCCAGGGTGGCATGAGCCGACGACCTGGCATGAAGTATGTCGCAACTATTGATGCGGAGTCAAGATTGGCTCCTTTTGCATTTAATGTTGAGCAAACCTATCTGATGGTTTTTACTAACAACAATATAGCTGTTTACAAGGATGATGTATTCCAGGCTAATATAACAACAACTTATACAACAGCACAATTATTTGAGCTGCAATGGACACAATCAGCTGACACAATGATCATATTACATGAAGATCATGCTCCAGCTAAATTGGTTCGTGGATCTACACACACGTCCTGGACACTATCTAATATCAGTCTTACAAATGTTCCTCAATATGATTTTGGTTCTGGTGATGAAGATGTATGGAGTTCGACACGCGGCTGGCCAAAGAGCGCTAGTTTCTACCAGGGCAGACTATGGTTTGGAGGATCCAAGCAAAGACCGCAAACATTGTGGGGATCTAAAACTAATGATTTTTATAATTTTGATTTTGGAACATCTTTAGATGATGAAGGTATTAGTCTTACCTTAGATACTGACCAGGTAAACGCTATAACGTCAATATTTGCTGGACGTCATTTACAGATCTATACAACGGGCGGTGAATTTTCTATTAATGATTTACCAGTAACTCCATCTAAGTCAGCAGTTCAAAGACAAACACTATTTGGATCTACATCTATTCCTCCTCAATCAATTGATGGTGCGACCTTATTTATTGATCGAACCGGAAAGTCAGTTAGGGAGTTCTTATTTGCTTATGCTGAGGACGCATATACGTCTGGCACTGTTTCATTATTAGCTTCTCATTTACTCAATTCTCCGGTCGATATGGCCGCATTAAGGGGAACGCAAACCAATGATGCAAACTACGTCTATATAGTCAATTCTGATGGCACAGCAGCCGTTTTCAACACATTAAGAGAGCAAGAAGTTGGTGGCTGGACTAAATGGACAACTGATGGCGAAATTGAAGCTGTAACTGTAGTAGTTGAAGAAGTTTATTTTCTAGTGAAACGAACAATAAATGGAGCAACAAAAAGATTTTTAGAAAGACTTGATCCGGACACATATACCGATAGTTGTGTATCTGTAAGTTTGTCTCCGGCCAATACAGCGGTAACTGGGTTAGGTCATTTGAATGGTGAGGTTTGTAAGGTTCGTGCTGATGGATCAGTAATTGCTGATGCCACTCCAGCTAGTGGATCTATTACCCTGGCAACTGCAGCTGAAGAAGTGGAAGTAGGATTGAATTACACAACTCAAATAACAACTATGCCTCTTAACCAGGACTTCCAAGATGGCCCAACTTTGACCAGGAAAAAACGCATTGTCCGCGTAACTGGTAATTTATATAACTCTTTAGGTGTAATTGTTAATGATGAATATATGGTGGATAGATCTTTTGGAATGAGCCTCGGTTCAAGCGTCGCTCCCTTTACTGGAATAAAAGAAATGTATTTGTTAGGTTGGACTGATCTAGCAGAAGTAGAAATTAAACAGAATGATCCAAATCCTATGACTATCCTGGGTTTGGCAATAGAAGTGGAGGCATAATGGGTACATTTGCAGCAGCATTAGGAACTGGAGCAGGAGTATCGGCAGTTGGAACAGCGGCCTCAGCTGGAAGTTTTTTAGGAATGTCTGCAGCTACCTGGTCAACACTAGCTACAGCTGGAAGTATATTTTCCACTTTAAGGGCAGGCCAGCAACAAAAATCAGCTTATCGACTACAAGCAGAAAGAGAAGAGTTTGCAGCTAGGGATCGCGAGATCCAAAGAAGAAAAAGATTAGTTGCAAGTTTGGCTTCACAAAATGCTCATTGGGGAGCTTCTGGCGTTAGAGCATTTGAAGGATCTCCAGCAAACTTGAGAGAGTCTGATTGGGAAGAATTTGAATATGACCAAGATATGGCTGCAGCTAATTTGTCAATGACACAGCAGTCGTTATTAATGTCTGGATCCTACGCACAACAATCTTCATTGTATAGCGCTGGAACCAGCCTACTTGAATATGGAACTAGACGAGCAAGACGAGGATAATAAAGATGGCAGAAGGCTTTAAAAGGTATCAACGATCAGAAGCAGTAAACCCAGGCTCAGTCAATTTAGCTGCTGCCAGGAGTTCACAATCTTTAAGTGATCGTCTCTCAAATTTTGCAAACCAACAAAGTCAAGTAGCAGATGAACAAGCTTCTTTTGAAGGTGGAAGGCAAGGAAAAATAGCCGGAGCTGGAAAAATATCTGGTGTCCAGATGCAAGACGATTCAACTATAAGAGGTAGAGCATTTAATCAAGCAGCTCTTTTATCTAATGCAGCTCAGATCCAGATAGATGTCAGAACGGATGTAGCCGACTTTTTTAGAAATAATCAGTTCAATGTACTTGGGTTTGACGATCAAGTAGAAAAACTTAAAAAAGGTATGCTTGCAGAAGTTGATCCCTCTCTTCGTCCGCATGTTGAAACAGAGATAAATGATTATGCCTCCAGATCTAGGGCGCAGATCCAGGACAATGTTTACACTAAAGAAATGAATGAACATGCTGCTACTATTTACACTAGCATAGAAGGTATGAGAGAAGATGCTCTTCAAGCCGCTAGACTTGGCGATGCAGATATGTATAACAAAAAGATTGCCGCGATTGCAGAAGCTACAAAACTTGGCATAGAACAGAATATATTAGATCCACTCAAGGTGGCTGCAGCAGCTGAAGCATTTAATGAAGAGATTGATAAATGGATAGTAATAGGTACATTTGATAAAGCAATTAAAGAAGAAGATCTTGAGACATTAGAGCGTCAACTGGAGACATTTAGTAATTCAGCAGAACGTGAACGGCAAGAATACGAGGACGATCCAAACAACCCTATGTGGGATTTTCACGATTCCGAACCATTAGATCTAAAGCCAGATACTGTTGAAGCTATAAAGTCTCATATAAGAGGAGAAGTGTCAAAACTTCGAGCTGAAAAGAATAGAGAAGTATCTATTGCTAAGGCGCAACAAACAGCAAAAACAACAGCTGCGAAAGATCAATTAGATGATTTTAATCAATCACTAGACAATGGATCTTTGCCAAACATTGAAGTATTAGATCTAGCTATTCAAAATGCCGAAGGTACTGAATGGGCAGATGAGCTGAGAGCGGTAAAAGAATATGTAAATATTTACCAACCCTTTATTAAAAAAACGATAGCTGGACAACAAATAGAGATAGCTGCACGAAAAACGCAAGAAAACCTCACCGGCGATCAAGCAGCAAATATAGCTAGGTTAGAAAAAGCACATTTAGCAACAATAAAAAGAGTCAAAGAGGGAGATGGTCTTAGTTTGTATTACGAACAAGGATTTGCAGGAAATGAGCCACCTGTTGTCGATCTTGGGTTATTAGCTACAGATCCAGAAAAATTTGCAGAACACATAAAAGATATAAAACTTCTAGCTACCCAGGCAAGCGCACATTACGGTATTAAAGTTCCTCCAATGCTGAAGTCTCAAGCTAATAAACTTCTTTATTTAATAAAGACTGGCGATATACAACAACAACAAAGCTTATTAGCTGCCATTACTTATGGTTTTGACGATCAATCCCCAGAAACGATAGAATTAATCTTTGGTGAAGATTCTTCTCCTTATGCCGTTGTTGGCGGACTAATGCTAGAAAAAGGAAATTATGGCCCAAATGTCGCTCAACAAATACTGCTCGGCATAGATCAGATGAAAAACCATAAGAACATTATTCCAAAAGGATTTGAAGAGGTGGCTAATAACATAATAGGTAATACCTATGTAGCTGGCTTTAATAATAAGCAACACAAACTTGTTCTTGATTCAGCCAAAGCACTTTATGCACAAAAACTAGCAGAAAGAGGTAGTTTTGGGTTTTCTAATTCTCTGGATAATGTGGTTGATTCAGAGTTGATGAAAATTGTTTTAGATGATATTACTAATGGTTTTGCCGATATAAAGTTTAAAGGATCTCATAAAGACAAAGCTTTCTATAACTATATAAATGACGAATACAGAATTGAATTACCGCGACGTAATATGAACGCTGATCAGTTTGAAGAATGGCTTGATGGAATAACAGCTGCTGATATTGATGCTATGGGCGGAGTTAAAGATATGGATTCAAAAGAAGTAGCAAAAATAATAAATGATGGTGCTATGCGTCTAGTTTCAGCTGGTGATGGTAAATACAAAGTAAATACCCTCCCAAACAACTCTATGAATAAACCAGATGGATCTGGGCCATTTATTTTAGATTACAGCATTAGCAGCACTGTAGTTAAATCTTCTGGACAAGTAAAAGTAGAAGTAGTACAGCCATGGATGCTTACCTCCGACGCTTATGCAAATCAATCTGGGCCAGTAACAGACAATAAAGCTGTCACAATAGATGAGACTGAAAAAGTTCGTCAAGCAGATAGCTCACTAGAATATGGGGCAAATACATTTCCTTCGATACTAACTACAATACCATTCTCTGGTAAAGATAAATGAGATTCTTCGATAAAATAGGTGAAGAAAATTATAACGACAATGCTTTGCGTCGTCCTGCCCATGCTTATACCGACAATCTTGGTACAGTTATGGAGAATTTCAAAGCTCATGGATCATATACGATTGATGAGGATTTATCTATATCAGAGCCTTTAAAATTAAATCAGCCAATTAATGATCAATTAGATCTTATATATAAACTTACCTCGAATGAGAATTATAACAACAGATTGTTATCTACCCAAAAAATAGGAGCTAAGGGTAGAGGTGTTTATGATGCTAATAAAGATTTTTATAAATCCGCTGAAACCTCACAGTTAATATTAGAACTACAGAAAAAATATCCAGATGCTGGCTTAAAGTCTTATGAAGAGATGATGGCTGAGGTGGAAAAAGACCTGGCAGAAAAACGCCAGCATTTAGCTACTTTAAGTGCAAGATCCCAGGGCGGATCCAGAGCGCTTGGAACAATAACTGGAATGGGTGCCTACATGTTAGATCCTGCGATAGTAGCTACAATACCATTTTCTGGTGGATGGAGCACAGGACGCGGAATATTTGGTAATATGAAACGTAGCTTTGTGATAGAAGCTGGCTTAGCCGGTATGGCAGAAACCGCAATTACTCCTTATGTGTACGAGTGGAAGCAAGAAATTGGTTCTCCATTCGAGTTAAAAGATGCAGTGATAAGAATTATGACAGCATCAATTGGCGCCGGAGTAATTAGATCTGGTGCTAGTGTTACCATTGATTTAGCTCAATTAACAAAAGCCACGATAATGTTACGCAAACAAGGCAAAACAGTAGAGGCCGACGTTTTAGATACTTATGCAGATCTAGTTAAAGATGCGCCAACAGTTAGAGAGATAGTTGAACCAGTAAAGCCTAAGCTAAGTACAAAAGAAGCACTAAAGATAGAAAAGGAAGCGAAAAAGGCGTGGCAGGCCAAAAAAGATGAATTGCAACAAAAAGCATACGATGACGGAAGGAGGATGAATACTGATGACGAGTTTGATGAAATAGAGTTATTACGTTTAGAATGGTTAAAGAAGGAAGTTGATTATTTTCTTATTAAGCTAACCAAGCAGACAGACAAAAATGAAATCGCAAAGTTAGAGAAACACATACAAGACCTGGTTAACAATATTAACAAACGTGCGGAAAGGAACTTAGTTAATGCTAAATTTGAACCTTACAAATTAAAACAACCATCTAAAGGTGAGACTTTATCAGCTCAAGATAAACATATTATTGCACAATCAAAAGTAGAAGAAGATCTAGTAGCTGGCCGTGTTTTAGATCAAGATGAATTAGATGCTCTAAATTATAGGGGAAGCCATACATCTCCAGAACCAGATGCTGAATACAAAACATCTTTAGACGACTTCTCTGACATATTTCCAGATAAAGCAACAAGTCCTAATTTTAAAAAATATTATGGAATGGGCGGTGAGTATGCAAAAGCAGATATAGAAACTATTAAAGTAATGAAGGCCGCTATGGGTAAGCCAGATGCTGAAATAACTATTTATCGTGCAGTGCCAAAAGGAACAAAAGATATTAATGCAGGAGATTGGGTATCTACAAGTAAAGACTATGCTACTAAACATGGTGAACTTTACATAGACGAAGGTTTTGAAATTATTTCAAAAAAAGTTAAAGCTAAAGAAATTCATTCAGCTGGAGATCTGCATGAGTGGGGGTATCATCCTGCCAAGAAATTAGAACCAGTAAAAGTGAGTGACGATGATCTTAGATCAGTCTGGAAAGAAGCTCAAGATGGAGCGTCTATCAAACAACAAGTCGAAGCATTAATAAAGGAAAAGCCTGGTATTCAAACTCTTAAAGTTATACCGCCGGATATGCCTGGTTATTCAATCGGATCTTATGTAAATGACAAAGGTAAAGAAATTATGGTTGTGAACATTGATCGTTCTAAGATTGATGTGAATTGCCCAGGTTTTTGTTATCCAGAGATGAAACCGAGAGGCAAAATTCCAAAATCATTAATAAAAGATACAAGAGAAAAATATACATTCAAGAATGGAAAGTATAAAAAGAACAGAGCTGCTGTTCATAAAAAATATATTGATGAACAATTAGCTAATGGCACAACTGCAAAAGCTGGAGAGAAGCCAATAGTCTGGATAATGGGTGGCGGTACAGCCTCTGGAAAAGGAACTGTTCTTAAAAAAGCGCAAGCAGAGGACGTTATCCCAGAGAAGGGTTTTGTTCACGCAGATCCAGATGTAGCAAAAAAGATTTTAGATGAGTTTAATAAGTTATCTGATCTGGGAGATCACCGCGCAGCAAGTGTTGTTCATCGTGAAAGTTCAGATATTACTAATGAACTAATTAAGCAAGCCATAAAGGGCAAGAAAAATATAATTGTTGACAAGACGCTTGGTGATGTAGAAAAAGGTTTAAATACAATCAAAAAGTTCAAAGATGCTGGATATGACGTTAGATTAGTTGGTGTTACTATTGATCCTTCCGAAGCTTTAGTTAGGGCATTAACACGTTACTTTGGATCTGGACGTTTAGTTATGTCTGGGCCGGCACTAACAAGGCATAAAGGATTTAATGCTGGGTTTGAAAAGTATGCTAAAGAAGTGGATGAGGCTATGTTGTATGATAACACTGGCTTAGAAGCGATACCAATAGCAAGAGTAAAAAATGGCGAAACAGAAATATTCTCTAATGAAGGGTATAATCAATTACAAATAAGAGGTAAATTAAATGAAAAAACAACAACCCACCAAGAACTCCGAGAGTCTCAAGGACTCCCAGCCAAGCTGGACAGACCAACTAAACAAGGCAATATTAGTGGGGCCGGAAGAGTGGCAGAAAGCAGCGATGGAACATCTAGCCGAGGAAACGATAGAAGCGAACAAAAGCCGCAAAACCTAAACGATCAACTCAAGGACACCGGACTTGATCTGGACGATCCTTATCTAAACGAACTAAGCATAAAAGAACAACAACTGGTCGACGATCTGTTGGCCGATGGCGATATTGATATTCCATCTGGAGTCAGAATAGACGCTGATGGTAAAGAAGTCGTTGAGTTTAGATCTGCAAAAGAAGCATTAGAAGAATTAGACGCCGAACACAAGGCGGTTGATGATATGTTTAGGTGTATGAAAGGAGCAGCGTAATGGCAAGTTTTGCAGATTGTTTAACCAAACAAGGAATAGCAGAAATACTACGAGATGATCTTTTTGATAGAGTAAATTCTAAAGCTAAAGAAATTGCAGCTGACGGATCTATTTCTCCAGAAGCTGCTAATAGGATGGCAGAAGAAGCTGCTTTGCATGTAAAAAATGCAGAGATAGCTTTAAGAAAACGCCAGGAATTATTAAAAATAATACGATTAAAAAATGCAATTAGAAATGCTACTGCGCATCCAGATGGTATGCAAGCTGGAGTTGTATCATTGTTAATAAAAGACACAAATCGTCATGCTCCCTATTCTAATATTGACAATAGAGCTTCCGCTATTATTGGAGAGCTGCACGCTAAATTTGCAGATGCTATGGAAAAATATAGAACTAAAGGCGCCGGATTAATTCAAGATAAACAAGGTATGCGTAATATGGTGCGTGAACTCTTTGGTACTAATACTGGAGATGCTACAGCTAAGCTTCATGCCAAGTCCTGGACAGATACGAATGAAACAGCCAGGGTAAGATTTAATAGAGCTGGTGGAGCAATACCCAAACTTAAAGATTATGGCGTGCCTCAGTTCCACGATCCCAACCTGGTAAATAAAGTATCAAAAGAAGAATGGCGTGAATTTATTGATCCATTGCTCAATCGTTCCAGAATGACAAATAATGCTGGCCATCAAATGACAGATATGGAGTACACGGTAATGATGGATAAAGCTCACGAAGTTATTTCTACGGACGGTCTATCTAATATGATCCCAGGTAGCCAGGGTGGAAAGAAATTAGCAAACAGACGTCAAGACCATAGAGTCCTACATTTTAAAGATGGCGATGCTTGGTTAAAGTATCACGATCGTTTTGGCCATCAAGATATTTATACAACTCTATTAGATCATTTAGAGACTATGGCTAATGATATTGCCAAGTTAGAGATCTTAGGCCCTAATCCAGAATGGACATATCAGTATTTAAAAGGCTTAGTACAAAAATCTAAAGGTGTAGATGCTGACACCAGGGTTATGGATTCTGTCTGGAATACAGTGTCGGGTAAATCACAACAAACAGAAAGTGTAAGGATCGCTGACTTTATGACTGCTGCTAGAAATATAGTAGTCGCTACCAAACTTGGCGGAGCCTTTTTATCCTCAATATCAGACATAGCATATCAGAGATTAGCCTCTAAATTTTTAGGTATGCCAGCAGGTGCCTCAGTTAGACGAGCTATAAGTATGATGAACCCACTTAATAAAGAAGGTAGGCTGTTAGCAGTTAAATTACATCTAGGGGCCGAGGCCTGGAAAACTAGAGGTTTAGCAGCAAATAGATTTACTGAAGTTACCGGATCTGGCTTTAGTGCTAAGTTCTCAGACTTTGTAATGAAAGCTACTTTACTTTCTCCATGGACAGATGCAGGAAGAAAAGGTTTTGGTATAGAATTTTCGTCTTTTATTGCAGATCATACTGGTAAGCGTTTTGCAGATCTACCACCAGAATTACAGCGCGGATTTGAGACATACGGCATATCTTCTAAAGAATGGGATTTATTAAGATCAACTGAACTACTGGATTATAAGGGTGTTAAATTTTTCTCTCCCGAAGAGGTAATGAAGCGCACTGATCTTGATAATACACAAAAGATTAATCTATCTACCAAGTACAAAGAAATGGTTTTAACTGAAACCGATTTTGCTGTACCAACTCCGGACGCCAGGATAAGAGCTATAGCAACAGGTGGTGGTTTAAAGCGTGGCACGATCATGGGAGAAGTGTCTAGGACAGCTGCAATGTTTAAATCATTCCCAATGACAGTGATCGCTACACATTTATATAGAGGAGCTACTCAAGCTGGTATAGGTAATAGAATAAGATACCTGGCATATCTAACGATCTCGACAACTATTTTCGGAGCAATTGCCTATCAATCTAAGCAAATAGCTAGAGGTAAGGATCCTATGGATATGACTACTTCAAAATTCTGGATGAAGGCTTATCTTCAAGGTGGTGGAGCTGGTATCTATGGTGACTTTATTGGCCAGGACGCGAACAGATTTGGGGGTGGCCCAATACAAACTTTAGTTGGCCCAATGGCTCAAACTGGAGAAGATATTTGGAAATTAACAGTTGGAAATGCGCAACAATTTGTAGCCGGAAAAGACACAAATATTAGCGCCGACGTGGTAAACTTCTTCAGAAGAAATACGCCTGGCGGATCAATATGGTACACGCGGATGATATTCGATAGAACAATTATGGATCAGTTGCAAAAGTTAGCAGATCCAAAAGCATACAGAAAATTTAAGAACCAAATAAGAAAAAAACAAAGGGAACATGATCAAGAGTTTTGGTGGAAACCAGGGCAAGCAACTCCACAAAGATCTCCCGATTTTGAAGCCGCAGCAGGAGGAAACTAAATGGCTACGTTAACAGTAAATGATTTAACACCTAGAGCGCAATATACAGCATCAAGCTCTCAAACTATTTTTGCTTACGCCTTCCCAATATTCGAGGACTCAGATCTTAAAGTTTATATAGGTTCAACTCTAAAAACATTAACAACTGATTACAGTGTGTCTGGAGCCGGAACAACGTCCGGCGGAAATGTCACCTTAACCTCTGGAGCAACATCCGGAGATATTGTAACGATCTATCGAGATCTTCCAGTATCAAGAACAACTGACTATGCTACCGGTGGTGCATTATTGGCTGAAAATCTGAACGATGATTTGGATAAGCTAACGATGATGATCCAGCAAGTTGAATATGATCTTAATTCTCGCACACTAAGATTTGGACAATTCACAACTGGTATTCCATTAAGTGAATTTACAGAGAGTGATACAGATAGGGCCGGCAAGGTTTTATCATTTGACAGTAATGGAGATCCAGATATTACTCAAGAGCTGGGAATTTGGCAAGGTAACTGGGCGTCTGGAACAGCTTACGTTCTTAGAGATCTAATTAAAGATACTTCAAATTCAAATGTATATATATGTACAACTGCACATACAGCAAGTGGATCGCAGCCTATAAGTACAAATGCAGGATCGGGTAATTGGGCCTTATTAATTGATTCAGCAGCAGCTGCTACGTCAGCTAGTGCTGCAGCAACTTCTGCTACATCATCTGCAAGTTCTGCCACAGCGGCGGCTTCCAGTGCGTCATCGGCTTCAACTTCTGCTACTACTGCTACAACGAAAGCTACGGCAGCTTCTACCTCTGCTACAGCAGCAGCGACTTCGGCTACGGCAGCAGCCAGTTCTGCCACCTCTGCTGAAACTGCAAAAACGGCAGCTGAAACTGCTGAAACTAATGCTGAGACCGCAGAAACTAATGCTGAAACCGCAGAAACTAACGCAGAAACGGCTCAAACAGCAGCAGAGACAGCTCAGACAGCAGCCGAAACAGCTCAGACAGCAGCCGAAACAGCCAAGACTGCTGCAGAAACGGCTGAGACAAATGCAGAAACGGCTGAGACAAATGCTGAAACCGCAGAGACAAATGCAGAGACAGCGGAAACAAATGCTGCTTCAAGTGCCACCTCGGCTGCAAGTTCTGCTACAGCAGCTGCTTCAAGTGCAAGTGCGGCTGCGGCAAGTGCGGATGCGTTTGATGATGTTTACCTGGGGGGTAAGGCTTCTGATCCAACATTAGATAATGATGGTGATGCTCTGACAGCAGGAGATATGTACTTCAATACTACTTCAGATATTATGAAGGTATATGACGGTAGTG